ACATTTGATTGCATATATTCGTTAGCCATTTACATTACCTTGTTTCTTTCTGCTGGTGGTGGTGGAACGTCAAAGCCTTTAATGACGTCAGCAGATTGCCCTTCAGCAACACGCACGCCAGCCTTGATTACTGTTCTCATTTGATTTCCGTTTGAATCTGTACATCCGCATTCAACGCACATAGTTACTTACCTTTCTTTGCCATAATCTTCTTACGAAGAGCCATGTCCATTTTCATATCTGCTTTAGCAGACGGCTTCTTCTTATCCATTGCAGCGTCAGCCTTCTTAAAGGCTGCCTTCTGACCTGGCTTCATGCCTGACATAACTTTCTTGTCTTGTTTAGCATCTGCCTTAGCAGACATTGGTTTCATTGCAGCCATTAGATTTGTCCTATCTCTTTCATAACTGAAGCGGTTTCTTTATTGATATGTTTTGCTGCTGGCATTTTGTCTGCATTATAAGGTTTGTTAAGAACTTCACTTGCAGTCATTGCTTCGCGTATTGCTTTTGTAGATGTGCCAGCAGGCTGTACGCCTTGTGCTTTTGCATCCCTGTACAATTGCAATTCTTTGTCCCATTTTTTCTGGGTGGTACCGCTGGCAATAATATTGCCTGCAGCATCGCCAGTTGATAGTTGTAATCCTTTAGCCTTGCAGCCAAAACATTCACAATCTACTGCGCCTGTATGGTCTGGGTTGGGTTTAATAACTCCCCAGTCTGCCCACCTTTCAGGTGAGGTAGCATCACATTTGGTGCAGCCGTACTCAACTACATATTCTTTTACATCACCATCTTCAAGACGATAATCTAATTTAGAAACTTTACCTATATGTCCATCTATATTACAGTCATGCATTTTTAACATTACGCTGTCCTTACGTATGCTCCGAATCCTTGTGCTACAAGGCTGTCGTAGATTCCCTTTTTAATTTCATACTCATGTCCACCTAAGTAAAATATGTCTGCTGCTTTAATTACATCTTCCGTTGGGAAAGTTGTAGTAGACCAGACACCTTTGTTACTCATAAGGCTTACGCCACGAGTTAAGCGGTAACGGATAAACAAGCGTCCTCCGCCTGCTGGTCCGTACTCCTCAGTTGGAGGAGTCAAGTAGTACTTAGTCATGGTTCTCCTCTAGTTAATTTACCGTAAGGCTGGGATTGCTCCCAGCCCTACTGTCAATAAACTATTAGTAGTTGATTGAAGAAGAAGTCTCTACACGGTAGAGTGCCTCTTCACGGTAGATAGCGTGACCAAGTACGCCGTACCATCCAAGTGGACGGTGACGCATTAACTTGTCAACGACTGGTCCGATAACAACATGTGGCTCTTCAGCAACGGCTTCAGCAAGTGCTTGCTGTCCTGCAAAGTAGGTATTGAATACCTTTGTCTCATGTGTAAAGGTGATTGATGCACCTGATGTAACACCAGCAGAAGTTACTGGAGTATCAATTGTAACATTTGTACCTGAGATAGATACAACCTGTGCGCTTGTGCCAATACCTGTACCAGCAACAAGGTCAGAAACCAAGATACCTGATGTAGAAGTAACAGCAAGAACAACAGCACCTGATGCAGCAGCAGCAGTTGTGGTTGTTGTAGATGTTGACTTAGCAGCACCTACGTTATCGTTGTATAGACGTGGTGATTCTACATAGAATGCACCTTCGTATGTACCAATTTCGCCTGCCCAGATTGAGTCATTTGATTGGTATTCGTGTGGCTGACGCCATGAACCAACGCCTGTTTCTGCACGAAGGTCGTGTGAAACTTCTGGGTGGATACCTGCCCAGTAAAGTGAACCCTTACGTGGGATAGCCTTGTTAGCACGCAACTTAGCAGTTGCCTTACGAGCAAGTGCTGAAGTAAATGTGTCTGATGATGTTAGTGTTGCTGTAGATGTACGAGTTCCACCGTAAAGAACGTTCTGTCCTTGGCGAAGTACGTCTTGTGCAACGTCATCAATTGAGTCTGCCATGTTGAACGCGATGATGTTAGCAACTGCTGGGTCTACGTCAGCAAGGCTGAAGAGTTCCAAAGCACGTGTAACAAGTACTGCGTTACCATACTCGGCAAGAGTAATGGTTGTGTATGTTGGTGTAGCAAGTGCTACAGCATCTGGGTCGGTCTGCTCTGTAAGAGTAGTCTTTTGTTTTGTCAAGTCAACGTAGCGTTGCAAGACAACAGACGAACCAGGGATGCTTTGACGCGCAGGAGTCTTATCGGCTACTGAGCGGATTAGTGGTTGTGCACGGAGTGCGAACTCGATTAGACGGTCATACGCCTTTTGTACGAGACCAGCACCACCAACTGTACCGCCTAGAGAAGCGGAACCTGTGGTTGTATATGCATTAGCCATTATTGCACCTCCTTATGAGGGGTTAGATTTCGGTTGAGTTAAAATTCGCCCGACTGAATCATTGCGATAATCTCTTCTGCCGAAGCAGCGTTGTTAAGTCGCATCAATGAATCTGCCGCACGGTCAGGCGTTGTAGCAGCCTGAGTTACAATGTCCTGCTGACGTAGTGCAGCGCGGTCAAGTGTTTGTTCAGGCGTTCCTTGTGCTTGTGTTTGTAATCCAAATACCTCAGCGTTATCATCAATCCAGTTAGAAACTGAATCTTCGCTAACATCTGTGATTTCATTCATAATCAAACGTGCAGCCTTTGGGCTAACGCCTTTTGTTTCTAGGACTTTTTTAATGACGGATTCTTTTTGCGCTTTAGAAAATCCTTCAAGTTGTTCAGACAATTCCTTGATACGCTTCTCGTCTGCGCGCTTGGCTTTACGCAACTGCTTAAGTAAGTCGTTGCCTTCCAAGTTGACTTGAGGTGTATCCATCTCGTCTTCATCTTCATCCCAGTAATTGTTGCTCATAGCAACCGTCCTCCCATATTCGTTAGTTGAATCGCAAACCACAAATCTAGTTCGGGGAAACTAGGTTGGCTTTTGCTACCAGTCTGTACACCGCGTGGGGCTGGTCGGTCCACACGGGAATTTATTTAGAACTTACCTTGTACGGTTCTTGCGCTAGCAAGGTTACCCATTGTTGGGTTAACACCAGAGTCGCCACCAAATTGTGCACGCTCAAGTGATGCTAGTTGCTTACGCTTTTGTTGTGCATCTGCATTGCTAAGTAAGTACTCATTCTCAGCCGTAGTCTGGTCATAGTTAATACCAGCCTGTTGATAGATGTCACTTAACTTTTGACCAGTAGGTAGTACGCTTGCAACATTCTGGTATGCACCAGCAATGTTACCTAGTTGACCATAGCCACCCATTTGTTGGGCTAGTACGTTAGCGCGGTCAGCGGCTACATTTAATCCTTGTTCAGTTGCTGCTGTTCCAACCTGTGCTGCTGCTACCTTGCTTTGTAGTACAGGTAGTGATTCGGTTGGTGCTAGGAAGTACGCAACTACATCGCTAGTTGTAAGAGCGTGTCCATAGTATTGTTGGAATGTTTTCATTACAACAGGGTCTGCATTAATTACATTATCTGATGCAGTCTTAATACGGCTAGCAAACTCAGTTGATGAAACGTCATTACCAATATAGGTAGCAAACTGTGCTTCATTGGTTTTGCGGTCTGTGCTAAGCATGTTGCCTAGCCCGTAAGCCTTTAGTGTGTCAGCATATGCATTCTCATTAGCAATGTATGCTGCTTCGGATAAGGCATTAAGACCATTGGCAAGGCGTGTTTTGTTACCAGCAAAACGTGCGGTGTATGCTGCATTATAAGCAGGGTCATACTTAACAAGCATTAGTGCTTCATTAGCACTTTTGCCTTGAGTCATAAGAGTTTGAAATGTGCTAGCCAAATCACCTAAACCATAAGAAGTAAATACTTCTGTCATGGTAGCAAATGCATCGCGTGTTTCTGTGCTAGGACCAGTAGGTACTGTTACATCTCCAGCAGAAGAATACGTAGGTGTATTAGCAGAACCATCCCAGTTATAAGTAACTGTGTTATAACCAACTACATTGCCCTTAGCATCTTTTACTACAGTAGTAGTTGGTTGCGGTGTTGCTACAAAGTTAGGGTCTGTTAATGTTTGACCAGCAACAACAGGACCTACTAAAGTAGAACTATATGCTGGTGATGTTTGCCCAAGAATAGTTGTTTTTCCTACAGCACTTGATGTTGTTAATGTGTTAAATGTACCCGTTGGAACAGGTGTAGATTTAGGTGCAGGTGCTGCTGCCTTTGGTGCAGGGGCTGCTGCTTTAGCAGGTGCCGCTGCTGCTTTGGTTGGTGCTGCTTTAGTTGCCATGATTAACCACCAAATCCAAACGCTGATAGAATAGTGTTAGTAAAGTCCGTTGTAGCATTATGCGCTTCTGGTGTTAAACGCCATTCAGGTTTAGCCTGCATGTCCATATTGAAGTCGCTAAGAGTTCTACCTTTAGTTACTGCATCCATAACTTCTTTATCTGCAGTAGAGTCTTTAATTGAAACACCCAACTTCTGAGCCTTTGCTCTAGCGTATACATCTGCTACATCTTTAACTGTACCGCCTGCTTGAATATGTGCAGCAAGAGTAGGGTGCAGTTGAATAGATAGTTGCTTCAATGCATCTTGTTGTTTAGCAACATAGTTCTTATCGCCTATGCCTTTAGCCAAACGATTCAATGCATCTTGTGTTGTCATGTTAATGCCATAATCAGAAGCACTTTGCATAAGAGTATTAATGTCAGTAACAATTTGACCAGGCTTTGCGCTCTTCATGAGCACATCAACTGGTGTATTAATCAATGTCTTTGATGCAAACTTAGCAGCCAATACAGTGCGGTCTGCGTCTGTAATGGTTGAACCTACCTGCTTTAAGTTCTTTACGCCACCAACACTGTCAGTTGTTGTAGTAGTAGCAGTCTTTGCTGTGCTTTCTAACTTGTTAAGTTCTTTGTAGAAGTCTTCTTTTTCTGCCTTGGTAGCAGCGCGACCAACAGTATCTATAAAGTATGTGTCAAGGTAGCGGTCTGAACCAGCACGGTCTGTAAGTGCCTGGTCAATACGGGTCTTAGTTGTGTATCCGCCACCTTTAGAAAGGTCTGAAAGGAAACTATTTACACCAGTAATAACAAGTTTACCCTTGCTTGCCTGGTATGCATCTAACGTATCTACGCTGTATTTACGTATAGCAGCAGCAGCATTAGTGCGGAAATCCTTAGAAGTGTAACCAGCACTGGCTAATGCGCTTGCCAGTTTATCTGTACCACCAACAGCAGCAGCCATAAGGTTGATAGCATCATTAATGTTCTGCATCATCTTAGGCTTTTCGCCTGGCTTAGTAGGCGGAACTAAGAAAAACTCACCTGTTGCAGGATTACCCTTAGCATCTTTTACTGCTCCGCTAACTTTGGACACACCATCTGTATCTAGGTATGACTTAAAGTTATCCATCAATGGGTCACCAGTTGCTGGTGTTCCGTCAGGAGTTACTGTTGCATTAGGGTCAATCGTAGGTTGCTTCTTACCAGCAGCCTTAGCCTGTGCAGTTTGTAGTGCTAATTGTGCTTTAGCAATCTCATCAGGTAAAGCATTGATTTCTTTTAAGTGCGCTACTTGTTCTGTAAGATTAGTTACATCTGCCTTGGCAGTTTCAATATCTGCTGCGGCAGTCTTCTTGGTACCCGCTGCTTTATTAGCGGTATCAATCTTGGTCTTTAAATTATTAAAAGCAGTTTGTGCTTCAGACAATTGCTTTTGAACTGAATCAAACTTTGCTTTAGCAGTCTTATATGCTTCGCTACTAGGACCCAACTTAGGGTTATTACGTATGTCAGATAGCGCACCAGCAAGACCTGTAGCAAAACTGCCAGGTGCTCCATTAAGTTGGAAGTTTAAATCCTGTACCTTTTGAAAGGCTGCATTGTAATCTGGATAATCTGAATAGTTAGCCATTTAGAATCCTGCCTTAAATGCTACATAGGTATCACGTGAATAAAATGAGAGGATAGACTTAAAGATTGCACGGTTGGCTTCCTGAAGGTATGGATTGCCTATCATCAATTGGTCCAAGTTAGCCTCAATTTCTTGTTTACGTTGCAACTTTAATTCAGTAAAGTTAGCAGCATTCTTCATGTTAGGGTCAGTTGCAAACGCAAGATAGTCTTTAACTAACTTGGTTGCGGTAGCCATACGCAAGCGTGTGTTGTTATCAATACCCGTATTAGGGTTTTGTACAATCTGGTCTAGTGAAGTAAGCAGTTTAGTTTCATTACCAATGTTGTTGCCTTGCCCAATAAGGGCTGCGGCTAGCAATGGGTTACTTTGCTTTAGGCTTTCACGTGCATCAGTAGCAGCACCAATGATAAGCGAACGCTTATTAGGGTCTGGTTCTGCAGCAAGAGCAGCCTTTTCCTGGGTAGCAATGTCATAGTATGACTGCTTATCCTGTGCTACCAATAAATCGCCATAGTATTGTTCAAGAGTTTTATTCTGAATAAGACCAGCAGCCTGTAGATAGTTGAAAGAGTTGGCGTTAAACTGTCCAGTTTGTGGGGCAAAGATATATGCTGCCTCACCATAGGTATCAACCATTGACTTATGTTCAATAGCCCAGTTGTTTAATTCTTGTGTATTCTTTACAACAACACGTGTTTGCTTTGCATCACGTGATACTGTGTAAATAAGTTTACCTGGGTTCTTACCCATGAACGTAACAAGTGCTTGCTCATATGGGTCTTGAACATCACCAGTCACATTAGTCTTGCTAATTCCATTGAGAATATCAAAGAACTCTGGGCGTAATCCGCTAACGCCTACGCGTAATAGGTAGTCAGGAACACCCTTGCTTTCCTGTATTGTAGGAGTAGCAGGTGATATAAAGCCTAAAAAGTTACGCAAGAAGATAATGTTATGCGCAGATACACGAAGGTTCTTAAGGTATGCAGCCTTCTCTTCTGCCGTAGCATTAGGGTCTAACTTCACACCATTAGCAGCGTTATATGCCATAGCCTGTTGTGCTGCTGTTACTTCTTGACGGCTCTTCTCATTAACTGGAAGCATGTCCCATACACGTTGTACGGTAGATGGAATCAAAGCCTTAGAAAGGTTTGTATTAGTACCAAAGTTACCTAAACCTGCAGTACTTACAGCCTGTCCCGCTTCTATAGCAAGTGAGTTATGTGTATAACCAAGTAGGTTTTTCATGCCAATAACACCCAGTCCTGCAATAGGACCAGATAGCATAGGAAGACCAGAGTCTTGTTGGAATGAAGGGTTAATCATATTCAACTTCATTGTTAAGTCATTAAACAATGGTTGATGATACCCAACATCCTTGCCAGTTAAAGCACGGATGGTTGTATCCGTAGCCTTAAACAATACATTGTCCATAGGTACCATTACATAAGGGTTACCTTGTGAATCTGTATAGACAGAACCGCTAGCAGATAGACCAAGATGCGCTAAACGCATACGATATAGCACACGTAGTGGCACTTCTTTAAGACGATACATGCGGCGTTGGAAATCTTCTGTAGCACGGTAGTAACGACCCACAGTACGTACTCCATAAGAGAAGTTAGAACGTACAGCAGGGTTATCTGCATACTTAAGTACTTCATTTGCTGCATGTTGCATGCCGAGTTCAGTAAAACGCTTCTCAGCGGTACCCTCTACTTGCTTTGTTAAATACTCAATAGACTTAGGTGTGCTATAACGCTCAGGGTTATCTTTAATCATTTGATTAACGTGGTCATTAACCCATTGCTTTTCAATACCAGCCC